ATCGGTCGGGTACGGAACCAGCACCCGCCATTGATCGCGATCCTGCCGGAAACAAACCGCCGGGGTCTTGTCGACGCGACGCGCCTGGTCGACGGCCTGCCGCCAAAATGCGGCCTTGTCTGCATTGCTGATAGATGCGTATCGCTTGCATTCGATAGCCCACTCGTCCAGCCCGATCAGATCATGCCCACCGCCGAACGCCTGCGATAAATTGCGCTCGAGCCGGACGCCGGTCCACTGTTCGACTTCGTGAATCAGCTCGCGCTCTCCGCTTGCGCCTTTGTTTCGGCTTTTGCTCCCCATATCAATCCCCGCAAAAACACGCAATGGTTTCGTCACCAGCCAAATCAAGCTGCCCCTGTTCCCTAGCAATAACCTGCATCTCCGCGTAGGTTGGTCTGTCATTGCGCCATCTGGCTCCTGATTGCCGCGTTGCAGGACATTCACGCTCCATCCTTGCCCACCAATCAGCGCGGCTCGGCTTTTCTAGAATTAGCGACTCAATGAGATTCGCGCCCTTGAGATAGCAGAGATCGCAGTTGCCGTGGGGTGTAACGCCATTCACGTTAGGCAGCTTTAGGTCGAACGGTTGTTCTGCCCAGAACTGACTGACTGTCTCTTTGGTGACGCCTGCCGCCACTAGCGGTCTGCGGTGTGGCTCAATCTTCGCGGCCCTGCGTTGCTCGTCTGCCCTGATGCCGATAATAGACATTGCCTCTGCGCTTCCCATGTCCTCTGCCGCGCCTTGGGCCACCAAATAACGGGCAATGGTCTTTATCTTCATTTCAATCGTGCAGAATCGCGCCACGGGGTTGGGTAGATACTTCTTGGCGTGAATCAATGCCTCAAACGGCTCGCCATCCCTTGCCGCCGTATCAAAATCGACCACCTTAAACCGATCCTTGGTTTTGCCTGCCCACTGGTACTCCAGCCAGACAATCGGAACGTCCCAATACTTGCCGCAATCCCTGACAAACTCCAGCGTTTCCTCTGCCTCCTTGCCCGTGTTAGCAAACGCCACAACGCAGTCATCAGGCAGCCCGTCATTGGCGTCGATGAAGCGCCACAGCATATAGGCGCTGGTGCGGCCTCCGCTGAAGCTAATACACGATGGTTCGTTTAGCTTAAAGATCACAATCTTTTCCCTCGGTGGCCTTCGCCACCGCTCGGTCGGCTTTCATCTTCCGCCACTTGAGCTGTTGCGTTTGCTTTCGCCAGGACTGCACAAAAGCGACAGTGAACCCGAGCAGCAGCGCCCCCCAGAATGGCGCGGTAATCCACCACCACGACCAGGTAATGATGTCGGCCAGCTTTAGCCCGACAAACAAAAGAAAAAAGTTATCGACCAAATGGCCGAGCCGGTTACTTTGCGCTTCCATCGATCAAAATCCGGGCTTGCATTTCGCGCAGCTTGGGCATCTCGCCTTTGCGTCGCCAGTGATAGATCGTTTGCCTAGTTACCCCTAGCGCGCGAGCGGTTTGCGAAACCCCGCCGAAATGCGCGATCACTTCCTCGAGAGCCATGTCGGTGTCTCCTTAATTGACAGTCGACACCGTAACGCCTAACCTGCCGACTGTCAAATCACTTCACACCGGAGAAAATAACATGGTCGGCAAATTATCAGATGACACAAAAATGTCGGGGTCGCGCATCCCGGTCCTGTACTGCTGGAAGCATGGCGTCGAGCATCCCTTTTCAACGCCTAACGATGAACTGCGAAAATCGCTCGAAGCGAAAGCTGGGACGCTACGCGATTTCGACATTGGCGAGCCTGGCATTGTTGGCAATCTTCTCGAGCCTGCGCTTGTCACAAACGCCTGCGAAGAACTCGGGCTGCCAGAGCCGGAGCTGACCCCACCGGTTTTTAAGCTGGCGGAATTCGAGTGTAGCTGCGACGGCTTGGTCGAACTGCCCGAGCCGGTCACGGTGCGCTCGGGCGGCATTGTCACGATCTCCGGCGATGCGGAATCGATCGAGCTGTCGGGTCGATTGCCGATTGAGTGCAAATGCACCGCCGCCCCGCCATCGGATCGCGTCCCCCTATATCGGGGTCCGGTTCAGCTCCAGGCGCAAATGATGGCGACCGGCGCGACCGCTGGGATCATCGTTACGTTGCATCGTGGGATTGAGCGCCGAATTCACGTTGTCGCTGCGGATTATGCAATGCAGCAAGAGATCGCGGATATCTGCAGCGACTTCCGCCGCCGCGTCGAGTGCGAAGAATGGTATCCGCCGGTCACGGTTGCCGATGCTGCGATTCCGCCAGCGTCGACCGATTCGGAGCCGGTCGATCTGTCGAGCCTCGAGAATGATATTTATCAGCTCGAGATCATGCGAAACGATAGGGAAGTGATTGACGCCGACATCGAAGCGCTCGAGTTGCGGATCATGTCGCGGATGGGTGACGCGACGACCGGGGTCGCCGGACCGTACACGGTGCAATGGCCGACGCGCCACTATAAGGCGCAGCCGGAGCGCGTTGTCGCCGCAAAAGAGGCGCGTACTATACGCTTGAAAACGCTGAAAATTAGGAGTAACGTCTAAATCGACCCCTGACTCCCTTGGGGTCACCACTCCTAAAATGGTCCTGGCCGCCCCACTCGGGCGGCCTTTTTAATGCTTTGTTTCGTCCTCTCCTTCTTCCTCGGCTTCTTCTTCTTCCTCATCTTCCGGGGTGAATTCGATCTCGAATTCCTCCTCGGCTTCGGCATCGAATATCAGCCCGACGATCTCAAGCGTTGACATATCGACGGACAAGCCATCGGGGAATAGCGACGTATAGATCAGAGAGCAGCCGGGACGGTTGCGCTCGGGCGCGACCGCGATGATCTCGGTCGGGCGCACATAGAACTCGCCGAGCGGTGTCTGCAGCTTAATCATTTTCCCACTTGTTTCCTTTTCGCGAATTGTCGACCGCCGTCATGATTTGCAGATTCCAGGGAACGTGCAAGCCGCACACCTTGGGGTTGCGTAGCGGTATGATGTGATCGACCGAATACCGCTCGCCTGTTTCTACACTCAGCGCCTTCGCCCTCGCGTATATATCCTTTATCTCGATCTGAACTGCGTCATTTTCGCGGCATACGTTCGCGCGATCAATATGCCGCAGCCGCCGGGTGCGCGCTGATTTGCGGTTCGGGTGCGCCCAGGCGCGTAGCATTTTGTATTTGGATCGGTTCCCCTGGCTTAGATATTCGCGCCAGTAGCCCGTTCGCGTCCCCCGCTTGCGATCGTATTCCCGCCAGTATTTTCGCCGCCGTAGGCGCTCCTCGGGGGTTGTAGCGGCCTCTTTGAGCGCGTAGCAGGTGACGCAAGACCGATTTGCGGTGAATCTGGGGGATAAATGCCCATTTCGGCAGGGCTTGCCGGTGTAAAAGTACGCAGCGCGCCATGTACGCGCCTCTGGCGCGTTTTCTACCACGACCCGCTACACTGGTATGGATTCATTCCGCATTGCCTCAGAGAGCCGTACAGCGCGTTCTCCGACCTGTTCAGCCCATTCCGACCTCAGCATCTCATCGGCTGCCTGATCCCACTCCTGCGCCTGGATGTGCGCTAGGGTGCGCTTGAAATTCAGCAGCCCGAACGTGCCGAGATTAAATGCCATGTTTATCAGCACCATCTGACGCACCTCGGACAAATCCCGCCAATACGGGAGCAGCTCGTCCAGCTCCTTGATAACGTCGACCAGATCGCTTTCGAGCATGAATTGCGCCTCGGCGCGACTGATGCCCTTCGCCTCGAGATTGCGCCCGATGCCGATTGTCAGCTTGCCCCCGGTGCAATAGTACGGCTTTAGCCTGCAGCCCTCGTCCAGCTCGAGCCAGCGAGTCAACACCTTGAAATCGACGCTCATTTGTTGCCGCCGATCCGCTCCAGAGCGCCACGCGCCACATCGCCCATGTAAGGCGCAGCAAAATAAAAGCCCAGAATCAGCATGATGGCCGGGGTCATCGTTTCGATTCGCCCGTCAAGGATGGCCGTGGATTGATCCAGCTTTTCGGCTGCGATCTCCGCCGCCCAGATCGAGATCAGCGAGGATACCGTCGCAGCGATAAACATGAAAAGCCACACCCCAGTGATTGCGAACGCGATCACCCGCCTGGCAAGTCTCGACCCGCTGGTGGATTTGAGCCATTCGATTGTCATCTGGCGCGCTTCTGTTTCGGCAGCCGCCAGTGCCTCGCCTTGCTCTTGTTTGGTGTAAAAGGATTTATCGATCAGCCCGAACGTTTGATCGATGATTTGCGTCGTTGCCTCACTGCTGCCGAACAGCTTGCCCAGCCAGGACATACTAATCCCCCGCGTCTAGCTCCCCTTTTCGGAGTAGCCCCTGCACCGTTTTTGTTTCGTAAATTCGGATCGCCGTCCATACGATTGTGAACAGCGCCGCGATGGGCGGCAGTATTGCACCCAGAGAACCGACAAGAGTCATTATGCTCGCCACATCTACGGCTTGTTTTGTGGATTCGGTAACCACTACAGCGCGCCCCCAATAGTTTTGTGGATTCTATCAGCGATTAGACAGTTATAAAATGTCAAATCCTCGAGCAGCCGATTCAGCGATCAGCTTGCGCGCTCGATGCAAGTCGGCGACGTAGCTCATGTGACAATGGTTTTTCTCGAATGGCGAGAAAATAAAATCGATAACCGCGCGCGCTTGCTTCCAGCCCTTCCGGGTGCGTAACCGCCAGGCGCGTCCGCTTATTGATTCGTTCGGATTTGTTCCGCCGATGATGACGTTGGCTAACTGACTAACTGCATCGCCCAGGCGCACAAGATAATTTGCAGCCCGAGCAAGCCAATCATCGCCGCTAGTGATAATGCGCCACATAAAAAAGCCCCCTCAATCATCGCCGCTGCGCTTATTGCGAGTCGACTTC